ATTACCAGGAAAGAAATAAAACTTATCGAAAGCCTGTCCCAGTTTTTCAAGGGCTCTAAGGCTATAGTCCATAGTAGTAATATTAAGACTGTTGCGATTGTGATGCCAATCGCCCATAAAGATGCCAACATCGCACCCCTCCTCTTTTGCTTTGGCAATATACCAGTCAACAAAGTCTTCGCAATCTTGATTGTGAACTGATGAATTGCTCTTAAGCCCAAAGTGTATATCTGTAAAACACGCTACTTTTTTAAAAAGATTGCTCAATGTAAATTCCTTTTTGCTATTATACAACAACGACCAACAGAGATCAATCGGTTGTTTCGTCAAATCGTTTGATAGCAGCGGCGTGTTCACCTGCTCCAGTTCTTGAATAACTGGGATTCATTCCGTTTATTTCTAAAATGTCATCACGAATACTTTGATTGCGTTTTTCAATATTGATCACACGAACAAAACTGTTGGTCACGGCAGCAGTATAATAGGCAAACGGATTATTTGATTTTGACTCGTCAAACTGTAGGCCGATCTGTGTCAATTGCAAAATAGCCTGTCCACGCATTTCGTCATTGTAAGTATAACCACGCACGTTGCCCCGAGTAGCATATCGTTCACAAAGTTTTAAAAACATACGTGCCAATGTGGGTGTAATTTGTCCGTGGTCCTTGTTGAACTGTCCAGAGTCTAACGGGCCTTGCCAATGACTTTTGCCCACACATATCAATTGATCATCTTCATCAAATTTCCAATGTTGAAATGCTGGAAAATTTACTCGGTCTCTTTTATCTGCTTCGCTCTTTGGATTGCGTTTTCTAGTAGAATTTGCGGGGATATGCTCATAGGTCATGATTCTAAAAACTACATCAGTCTTTGCTATTTTCTTATAATCAACTTCTGTATCTGCTTGTTTGACCTTTTCACCGGCTGCTTTACGTCGTTGATATTCGGCATCACCCAATCGTTTTGCTTTGGCACGTTTGGCTTCTGCAACAGTGCGAATGTTGATCTTTTCTACAGTTGGTAAAATAATATCGTATTGATGAAATTCTGGCTGTGTGTAAGAACTAAATGAATTCTTACTGCGATGTATTTCTTCTAAAATGTCTTTGTTATTCAAATAGTTTATTTTCATTATATCTTCCCTTATGTTATTTTAAACTATGTACTTAATTTTGTCAACTAAATATGATGATATTGGGAGTATACATGGCATCTATTTTTGACAGTAACAGATTCGGAGCCGGCGCTGCCACCCTGGCAACCGCTGCTAGATCTATTGGATCTATTCCAGGAAATCTTGGCGGTGCAGCCAACAGACTCAGTGGCGCACTTAATAATTTAGCAGCAGCAGGCGGCATTATCAGTGCAATTCGAAGTATCAACCTCCCGTCTAAAGGCGAGCCAACTGGCAAAATAAACAATGCTGCCGCAACGTTTAGTGACTCAGACTGGCGTGTTCGATTGAGTATTCCCAGTATAGACAGTTTCAGCAGTAGCCCAATATTGGCACCTTTGCGAGCCGCAGGTGGCGCAGTGTTTCCTTATACTCCTACTATAAGAATCAGTAATAGTGCAAATTATGATGCTACTAAACCATTACATCAAAATTTTGCATTTCAAAGTTATGTAAACAGTCAAGCGGATTCTATTAATATCACAGCACCGTTCTATTGCGAAGACAGTGCGCAGGCAGCATATTGGGTGTCTATGTTACATTTTTTAAGATCAGTAACAAAAATGTTCAGCGGTCAAGATGCACTAGCAGGTAATCCTCCGCCAATTTTATACTTCAGCGCCTATGGCGATTTTGTTTTTAAAAATATACCAGTAGTGGTCACTAATGTCAGCGTGGATCTCGATGCTGCCAGTGATTATATTGCCACAGACATGTCACAGTCAGTCGATAACTTTGGCGCAGCATTTGGATTGGCCGACGCCACTGTGGGCATATTAGGAGCAATAAATCCGCGAGCAGGAGCAGCATTAGGCAGAGCCAATAACATCATTCAAGGAGTTAAAGGTGTGGCAGACAGTTTCAAACGACAATTGGCCAATGCCGGTGGCGGAACCAGCGGCGGAAAAACTTATGTGCCTACAAAAAGCTCAATGACAGTTCAATTGCAACCGATCTACAGTAGAGACAGTGCTAGAACATTTAGTCTACAAAAATTTGTCAACGGTGATTATGTTAAATCTAACGGAACAGGATATATCTAATGTCAGTTAACAGCATTTATAATAATACCAGTCCTTGGTTTTCTACTAGAATTGCCAAAGACTATCTTGACATACTGAAAATTAGACCAGTGGCGGCAGAACAAGATGATTATCTTTATACCATCGAACCTCAATATACCTACAGACCTGATTTGTTGTCATTTGATTTGTATGGCACATCTAAACTTTGGTGGGTATTTGCACAACGAAATCTAGATATAATACAAGATCCTGTGTTTGATTTCGTTGCAGGTACTCAGATTTTTATCCCTAAAAAGTCTGGATTAGTTTCAACATTGGGAATTTGATATGGCTAATTTTGGTCTTGATAAATCCAGTGCAACCACAGCAACCAAGGCAGTTTCAACAGTATTGTCCGGCGCCAGTGTTGCCCAAGGCATGAATGCTGCAAAAAGTCTTGCGGGGGCAATTGCCAATCCAACTAGTATTGTTCCACAACTGGGTAATCAATTGGCTTCGGCAGCCGGACAACTGCTAGGTGGTGTTGGGCGTGCATTGGGAAATTTTGTTCCTGATTTAAAAGTAAATCTTGGTAATATCAATGAAAATTCAGAAGGTGCAAAAACAAAAAACACGATTTCTGAAAAACCGCCATTTCCTAATATTCTAAGTAAATTTTCCAGTTACAATTATATTTTTACCATAACTTGTCTTGATAATCAAAGCCTAAATTTTCCTGACTCTACATACCGCGCTGGAAGGTTCAATCAGTTGGTGCTGGCCAGCGGATCTATTAATCCAGAAAATCGAGTCAATACAGTATTTGGAAAATATGATTTTTTCTTAGATGACTTAAACATATCACATCAATGTGCATTCAGCAAAGACGCTGGCAATACCAACAGTATGGGAATGCGATTTAAAGTTATTGAACCTTACAGTATGGGATTGTTTGTGCAGGCTTTACAAGTGGCCGCTGAAGATGCAGGATATTCAACTTACTTAGGCGCTACACCATTTTTATTAACTATTGACTTTGCTGGACACACGGAAGAACAATTGGCCGCTTCGTTACCTCTAGAAAGAAGATTATATCCTATTACTTTTGCCACTATCACAGCCAGAGTCACTACCAAAGGCACCGAATATGAAATCGTAGCCAATCCTCATAATCAACAGGCATTTAACAAAAGTTTTCATGTGATTCAAAGTGATACGAACATCAGCGGAGAAACAGTTCAAGAAATGTTGCAAACCGGAGAAAAAAGTTTGCAACGTGTGATTAATGATTATCTTGTAGAACAGGCAAAATCTGACAAGCGTGAACCAGACGAAGTTGTGATATTATTTCCTAACGATCCGTCTTCACCCCTACAATCAGCCGCTGAAGATATCAATGCTGCAACAAAAAATCCTAAAAATTCTGCAGGAAGTAACGACATCTACAGTAAATTAAAATTAAAAAGAAGCACCGGCGAATTAAACAAAACACAAGTGCAAGAAACAGGATCAGTTAACACAGTTGGTTCAGCCAGCATGGGATTTACCTCAGCAAGGCAAGGTGACAGTCCGTTTGGCAAAGACAATGCTGTCTACGATAAAGAAAAAGGTGTTTACGTAAGAGGAAATTTAGAAGTCAACGTGACCACTAGCGATTTTAAATTTTTACAAGGCACTGACATTACCAACGTAATTAATCAAGTGGTATTAATGAGTGACTACGCTAAACAGGCGCTGCGTGACGGGCAGGTTGATGATACAGGTATGATACCGTGGTGGCGTGTTGATCCGCAAGTATACGAAAAGAAAACCACAGCAAACTTGGGCAAAACCGGCTCACTTCCTAAATTGATCGTGTATAGGGTAGTGTCATACAAGGTCAATTCGGCAATACTGTTGCCTCCCAATGCAGCGCCAAAGGGTGCTAAGAAATTAAAAGAAGAAGCAATCAAAGTTTACGACTATATCTACACAGGCAAGAATACTGAAGTAATTGATTTTCAAATTAATCTTGATGCTACTTTTAGAAAAGCAGTAGCCCCTGACGGATTTAAATCGTCTCAAGACACCAAGACCAAACAACAAACAGGACAAGACGCAGCAGAAGTAGACAAAGAGCCCACGTTTGACAGTGGTGCCAACAACATTGCCAATGCCACAACAAGACAAGTGTCATATACTGCTGATAAAAGTGGCACAGATAAAAAAGGTGGCGGCGGCCAAGAAGATATTTCCACAAGAATTGCTAGAAATTTTATGGATGCAGTGGTTTTATCAAATGACTTAGTTAATACTACTTTAAAAATTCATGGAGATCCTTATTATCTCGGTGATAGTGGACTTGGAAATTATACCAGTCCTGAAACAAATTATAGGATGATCAACAGTGACGGCAGTATGAATTATCAAAATACTGAAGTCTATATAGTTGTAAATTTTAGAACACCTACTGACATTCAAGAAGGCACTAACGTTTACAAAAACTTAGAGTCTAGTTCTATGTTGGTACAAAGTTTCAGCGGGCTTTATAAGGTAAAGTTTGTAGAAAGTAATTTTTCTGGTGGCAAATTTACGCAGACATTAGAAATTATTAGACAAGTTAATCAAGAATTAGTAGACAGAAATGCACCAGAAGTTGCGTTAGGCGTCAACCAAGATGCTGGTCCGCCAGTTGATACATCTTTAGAATCTGATGATCCTGACGACACACAGGCCATTGCTGATCTTGAAGCGGCAAGTGCTGGCACTGAATCTACCATAAGCGATCAAGAAATAACAAATAACAATGCCTCATTAGGCGACTGGAACGGATAATGAGTAATGACGATAGACTAGCAGAAGGCGCCAAACCGGACGCTCGCCCGGGACCTTTTTTAGCCAGAGTGGTCAGTATCACTGATCCCTATTATATGGGCACATTGGAAGTAGAACTCTTGCACGAGTCTGGTAATGACAACGCTAGAGAAGGCCAAGTACATCAGGTCAAATATCTGAGTCCGTTTGCTGGCAGTACCAGTGTAGCATACGTGGACGAAAACAACGAATACAATAGCACACAAAAATCATACGGCATGTGGATGGTGCCACCCGACATTGGCAACACAGTTGTGGTAATCTTCATAGATGGAGATCCTAGAAGAGGTTTTTGGATTGGTTGTGTGTTAGACCCCAATGTAAATTTCATGGTACCAGGATATGCTGCTACATCATTTAATGTAGACGGTGATAAACCAAGAACTCCTGTTGCTGAATATAATAAAAAAGCCAACGACATCAGTGCTAAAGATACTACGCGATTGTTGAAACCTTTTCATCCATTTTTGCAAGACAGATATCTTGAACAAGGCCTGTTAGAGGATGACATCAGAGGTATTACCACATCCAGTGCTAGAAGAGAAATCCCCAGTGCTGTGTTTGGCATATCAACGCCCGGACCGATCGATAAAAAAGGTCCACGTGGAAAAGTTGGAAAATTTGAGCATGCTATTAACGAAGCATTTATCAGCAGAGTTGGCGGTTCAAGTTTTGTCATGGACGACGGTGATGATAAATTTCTTCGTAAAAAATCACCGTCAGAAGGACCTCCTGAATACGCAGCAGTTGAACAAGATGAAACTGATGGTGATGTTTATAGACCTCACAATGAGTTATTAAGATTTAGAACACGCACCGGTCATCAGATACTGTTGCACAATACAGAAGATTTAATCTACATTGGCAATGCTAGAGGCACTAG